GTAGGGCGGCCCCCCGGCTCGTTCTCCACCACCCCCCTCCCATGCGTCGCCAGCAGCCCCCATGCACTCAACGCATAGCTGTAGCCATGCGTCGCACGCTCCGGCCATGTCCGCCTCGCATACCGCCAGCTATGCGTCGCCCGCATACCCACCGCACGGCTCGCATGGCTGCCGACCCATGCGTCGCACGCATACCCACCACCCGATCCGCATACCTCCAGCCATGCGCCGCACAGCCCACCTATGCCCATGGCGCATGGGTGCCCGACCCCGGCCTCAGCCCGGCCCGTCCCTAGCTTAGGGGGCCTTCAGCGCCCAGCCATGCGCCGCACGCATACCCATGCACGCAACGCATGGCTAAGAATATTGCGTCAACAGCCTCAGAACTTTGCATTTCAGCGGACCAGCACGACCCCTCGAAGGCGAGTCACATACCGAGATACGCCCCTAGCTTAGGGGCCTTCATTCGGCCTCTTTCGCGCTCTTTCGCACTCTTTCTGCAATCGCGCCCCGGTCGCTGCACGCCAAGCCCCACCAAGCCCCACCATGCAGCAGGGGAAGCGAGCGCGTTCGCAAGCGCGGCACGGGCAGCACAGCACGTGGCTGGGGTGAGGCTGCACCCAGCATGAAGCCCCTAGCTTAGGGGCTAGGGGCAGGGGGCTAGAGCAAGCGCGGCACGGGCTGTTTCAGGCGGGGTGTGCTTCCGGATATGCTTCCGGGTGGAGGTCGGCGAGGTAGGCGACGAAGTCGGAGGTGTCGAAGAACACCCTCATCTCCGGATCATTGTCCTCGAGCGTCGAAGTGCCTTCGAACACCATCCCCGATTGTGGCTCAATAGCGACAGTGATGAAGAACGTTTCGAGCTCCACCACCGTGTAGGCGATGCTGTAAGCTGAGGTGACTTGGAGGCGGCCAGTGAAGCCGGGTTGGCGCTGTGCGTGCAGCTTGAGGAATTGGATCGGGTTGACCGGGATGGAAGGATGGATCGTAAGCATGTGCTGTCTCCTGTTTGAGCCGGGGCAACCGCGCCCCGGTCATCAGTATCTAAGCATTCTGCTGGCGGATTGCAAGTCCCTCGGGCCATTTCTTTAGCTGTTTGAAGCGGAATTCCGTCGAAACCACGAACAGCGCGAAAGAGGCTGTTAGAAGGCCCTGAGGCCTCTCCGGTATCAGGGTATGTGCCGGGGCGCCACAGCCCTTCGTTCGTCCGCTGAAATGCAAAGATTTGAAGCGCCTGACGCAATATTCTTGCCCGCTGGAATCCACCTAGTTTCTGCCCCCGCCGCTCCGGATCGGGGAAGCGCACAAACCGAAGCCCCTGGCTTGTGGCCGGGGGCTGTCCGCAAGCGCGGCACGGGGCTAGGTGGGCGGCAGCTTAGGGGCCGGTGTAGCCCCACAGCTGGATGGCGTAGGCGGCCCGGTCCAACAGCCACAGCGCCCAGTCATAGCCGTAGAGGAAGGCGACGGCGGCGAGAGGGAAGGCGAGCAGGCTTGCTACTCCGAGCGCGACACGGAGTGTCGCACAGGACCCCCAACGCGCCACCGTCAGGAGGAAGGGTCTCTGCTCCTCCCCAGGAGCAGAGTGTTCGGTGTGCAGGGGCCTCATTTGGTGTAGCCCGTCTTCAGCATCGTCCACAGCTTGCGGTCGTCCGACCCGAACCACCCGGCGCAGAAGGTGTCGCACGCATCGCGCTCGCCCCGGAAGACCTTCCGGCCCGCGCAGTAGAGCGTCCAGCTGCCGTCCTTGTTGCTCCAGAGCAGAAGGCCCAGTGCGGGTTTTGCCTCCGGCTGCTCCGGCTGCTCGTCCGCAAGCGCGGCATCCGCTTCCTGCTCGAAGCCTTCGACAACACCGCTGCCGACGACATAAGCCGGGTTGAGGGGCGACGTCTGATACGCCACCGCGTCCTGCTCGGCTTGCGCGACATGCAGGGCGTAGCTGACGTCAATGCCGCGGGGCTTGAGGATTTGCTGCTCGCCAGGCGCGCCGTTCGGAGCCTCATGGCCGCATTCGATCAGCCCGCGCTTCTCGAGGGAACCCATAACCGACCGGACCTGCTTCCGGTTCAGCCCGGTCGCCTTCGCCATGTCGGCGACGTCCGTCCAGGTCGCATTGTCGCCCTTCTCGTATTCGGGGGCGTCGTAGTTCAGCGGCCAAGCGCGGAGCACGGCGGCTTGCATCGGGGTCAGCTCTTCACCAGCTGCGATGATCGTGAGGGTTTTCATAGCTTCTGTCTCCTGTCAAGCGGGGCACCGCGCCCCGACCCGCATGATGTAAGCATTACGCCAGCACTTTGCAAGCCCCCGCCAGCATTTTCCTTGACTTCTTTTGCCACCCGGCTGCTCGACCCAGGAGTGCCCTTTCTACAGCTGTTTGGGCAGGGATTTGGGTTTCGCGCTTGCTCGCCCCGGCTTCAACAGCCCATCGGCCGAACGAGTGCGAAAGAGGCTGTTTGAGCGCCCGCCCCACCACCCCTGTATGCCTATGCGTAAAACAGCTTCATGGGCATTCAGAAGCCACCGGCATTCAGAGCGCGAAAGAGGCTGTTTGAGCGCCCGCCCCACCACCCCTGCATCAGCATATGTGCCGGACCTCCATAGCCCTTCGTTCGTCCGCTGAAAATTAAAGATTTTCGGCTGTTTGGGCAATATTCTTACCCGCTGGAAGTGCCTTCATCGCTCCGACCCGGCTCGCCTGCTGCGGGGAAGCGCACAAGCCAAAGCCCCCGGCTTGTGGCCGGGGGCTAGAGCAAGCGCGGCAGCTGGATCAGAAGCGGCCGAGCAGCCACTCCGTCGCCTCAGCCCAGGCGCGGCCCGTCTCCTGCTCCAAGAGGTTGGACGTGACGGACGTGCTCCGCGACGGGCTGCGGGCCTTGCGGAGCGCCTCATCCTGGAAGTGCTTCAGCATCCCTTCAAAGCTGCACCCGGCGTCGAACCAGCTCAGCAGCTCACCACACACCCGCCGGTCAGCAGCGGCGGCGAAGGCGTTCATGCTCCAGCTGAGGGCGTGCTCCGGATCCTTCTCCACCTTGGCAGCGAAGTCGGCGAGCGTATCCTCGGCGCGGCGCTTGCCGCGGAGCGCATGGCTAACGGCATTGGCGAGCATCCGGTCCTCCCGGCTGAGCTCCTTGCTCCAGACGCCCTGCGCGAAGTCCTCCGCCGTTCCGCGGGCCGACTTGCGCGCCTCGCGTTCCGCAAGCTGCGCGGCGCGCTCGGCGTCAGCCTCGGCTTGCCGGAGCGCCAACTTCTCCATCTCCACCATCGCGAAGTACTGCCCCTCCGCCGTCTTCAGGATCGTCACATCCTGCTCGAAGCCCACCACCACCGTGGGGCGGCGACGGTCAGCCCACATGGGCTTGTAATGCTCGCCGCTCACGGGGCAAGTGTCGGGGGCTTCCGCAAGCGCGGCTTTCAGCTTGGCATCCACCTTCTGCATAGCTTGCGCGCGGGTGTCCGTCGGCGTCATTTGGGTCTGGGCGTTCATCTCTGTCTCCTGTCTGGGGTGCCGTGGCTCCATGCCTCCGGCCGGGTCACTATCGACCCATACAAGCTATCTAAGCCTTCCGCCAGCACTTTGCAAGCCCCCGGCCAGCATTTTCCTTGGATGAATTGCTCGGAGCAGGGATGTTCCGTTTCTACAGCTGTTTGAGCAGGGGATCCGTCTGAGCAGCCCCGACCCCGGCCTCGACAGCCCAGAATTGCGAAAGAGTGCGAAAGAGGCTGTTTGAGCGCACGACTACCCTCTCCGGTATCAGGGTATGTAAAAGTCCGCCAAGGGGCCGAGACGGTCCGCTGAAAATTAAAGATTTTCGGCCGTTGACGCAATAAAATTGCGGACCCGTTCTTTAGCTGTTGAAGCGGAATTCCTGCTCGGAGCCCCTTGCAATCCGCCAGCAGAATGCTTAGATAGCTTGTATCCCGGGTGCATGGGCAGCCGGAGGCATAGGAGACAGAGACGATGATGACGGCATATTATGGCGGCGGCGCGGCTAGCATGAGCAGCAAAAAGGGCGCTGAGGAAGTGGCGGCGGCGGGTGAGGCGCTGGCGGCGGCGCGCGATCAGTTGGTGGAAGCCTTTGTAGTCCTGCGTGGCAAGAAGAAGGATGAAGCAAGCGAGCTGCTGGACGCGGTGATGGTGTTGCTTGACCGGTGTGTGGCGCTGGAAAGCCGGATTGACCCTAGCGCGGGTTGAGCAAGCGCGGATCCGGTGTAGGCCGGATCCCCTTCCTGGGCGCTCCTCCTGGAGCCTCCTGGAGGTGGATCCCCACCAGCGCGGTGCCCCGCTTAGGGCCCAAACAATGCCCCGCTTAGGGGCTTGACAGGAGACAGAGATGATGAAGATGGCGATGCAGCATGAGGCTGAGGTGCAGACGCTGAAGGCGGCGATGCTGGGCTGCTGGATTCCGACGGTGATCCCGGTGGGGCCGGCGGCGGTGGTGATGGCAGCTTGGAACGGACATGGGCCGAGCTGCTGGTCGGTGGTGACGGTGGCAGGCGGTGCGGCGACGGTGTGGTCGGAGTGCGAAGGCGAATGGACGCAGATGACGCTGGAGCGCGCGGTGGCGCTGCTGGGTGCAGAGCGCGGCGGGGACGAGCAAGACATGGGGCTGGACACGGTGGTGCAGCGGACGGCGGTGCCGGAGGCAGTGCGCGCGGCGGTGAAGGAGGCGCGGATGCAGTGGCGCTGAGCAAGCGCGGATCCGGTGTAAGCCGGATCCTCCTCCTGGGCGCTCCAGCCGGAGCCCCCTGGCGGTGGATCCCCACCAGCGCGGTGCCCCGCTTAGGGACCAAACAATGCCCCGCTTAGGGGCCTGACAGGAGACAGATACGATGACGACTCACAGCTTCCGCTTCCGCGTCCAGGTGAACTTCCACCCAATGGACGACGTGATCCCCAACCAGGAACGCATCGAGGGATCCATCCTCAGCACAGACGACCGCGTGGTCGGGCTGCGCCGTGCAGCGAACGGCGAGCAGGTGCTGGAGGTGCTGACAGACAATGCGGCGTCCATCCTGAGCGCGCTCGAGGACGACGGCTTCGAGTATCTGGAGTGCAAGGTGGTGCGCATCCGGCTTTGAGCAAGCGCGGCACCCGGCTCCGGCCGGGTCCACTCCGCCGCCGCCCCACGGGACGGCGCCGCGGTGGACCCCCACCGACCATGCCCCGCTTAGGGGCCAGACAGGAGACAGAGACGATGCGCAACTATGACACCCTGCCCCCGGCAGACGACTTGAACGCCCTGGCGGACGCCGCCTACTATGTGGATCCGGACTTCGACGACGAGCCGCTGCTCTTCATGAGCCGGTCGGCGGGCTACTTCCCGGCTCCGGCCATCCTCCTGCAGAAGGAGTGGTGACGTGCTGTTGACACTCGCACTGATCGCGTGGATGTGCGGCGAGGCTGAGGCTGCACAGTTCCTTTGGAAGCTGTGGCTCCTCGAGCTCTGCGCCACCCTTATTCTGGTCGGGCTACTGGCGGTGTCGGGATGATCGAGCAGCTGATCCTCGTCCCCGCCGCCTTGGGCCTCCTGCTCATCGCGATCGGCTTCCAGTGACCCGGCTCCGGCCGGGTTCACCCCCTGGGCGCTCCAAGCGGAGCCTCCTGGCGGTGGACCCCACCGAACACGACCAACCGCCCCGCTTAGGGGTCAGCACCCGCCCCGCTTAGGGGCTTGACAGGAGACAGAGAATGGCACTTTACTGGGACGTAACTAAGGTCGCCGACCATGCGACGATCACCACACATCCAGAGGACCTGGCCCCCAATTCCGAGACCACGCGTTGGTCGCCGATCACGGAATCCATCGTCTGGATGACAGTGGCGGTGGGCATCAACAAGATCACTTCCGAGAACGCAGAATTGTTCTTCACCCGGACGATCCAGGTGGAGCACATCACGGGCGCGAGCTTGCTCTCAAAGGATGGTCCGATGTTCCTCACGCTGGGCGACATCCGCGAACACATCGGGCTTACGACGAACGCGAGCACGAAGACGGCGGCGCAGTTCAACGCCTATCTCCTGCGTATCATCGCCTCGGAGGCCAAGGACAGGGCTGCGAGACGCGACCGCCTCGACCCGCGCTCGCTGCGCGAGGCAATGGTGGAGCGTATCAAGGCTGCACAGTGACACTGCGACCCGGCTCCGGCCGGGTCCACCTCCTGGGCGCTCCGGCTGGAGCCTCCTGGTGGTGGACCCCACCACCCCGCTTAGGGGCCAACACGACCCCCGCTTAGGGGCCAAATAGGAGATAGAAGATGAGCTACCGACTGGACGAACCGAGCCGCAGGACCCTCTGCGTCCACAACCTGGCGATCATCCGTGAAGTGACCGACCACGCCGCCTCGATCAGCGAGGATGAGCGCCCGCTCGCCATTACGGACATCCGCCGCTTGGATGACTACGAGGGCGACCAGATGTTCGCCGTGGATGCCATCTATTGGCTGAACACCATGGGGCAGAAGCGTTTCTACTTGGTGCGCGTCTACCCGAACGCGACCTCGATCGGTGTGAAGGAGTGCCTCAGCGAGGGCGACCGCGACCGCCAGGTGGGCTTCCTGGTCGGGTCGACCCCCGCTTAGGGGCCACCACGACCCCCGCTTAGGGGCCACCACGACCCCCGCTTAGGGGTTGGTGGCGCCGTCAATCGCCATGTCAACCACCTTGTGGAGATGGGCGCGGACCGCGGTGAGATCGCGGCCCGCGCCTTCTACTGACACGGCGCGGAAGATGAGCGCCGCGGCGACAGCCATCACCGAACAGAACTCGCACTGACCGTTGATGCGGGCACTGGCGCCAACAGAGAACACCGTGGCGTTGATCAGCATCTTGGTGAACTCCGGCTCATGGCGGTTGTCCGGTCCACCACCTTCGCCGTCCCCGCTATGATGATCGAAAGCCATGGCAGTCTCCTCAGATGTGGCAGTCCACGATAGAGATCATTGCATCGTTGGGCAATGCGTCGATGCGGCGGCTGAACTCGCGGGCCCAGTCAGCTTTGCTCACCTCGTTGATCGAGATGCCCCACCAGCCCATCTCGCCACGCTCGACCCAATTCCGCTCCATGCAGAAGGCGAAGGTGGTGATCGCGGATGCACGTGCCGTCGCAACATACTCTTCACGGGACACGAGGTAGTCGTCCAGGCGTTCCATGAAGGAGTCCTTGGCCTTGCTCATGCGCTCGATCGCCGGCTGCTCGTGGTAGGCCTTGCGGACGTCGTCGAGCGTGAGACCGCGCGCCAGGTAGGCTTCACGCATGGCGTCCCAACTGACCCACGCATCTTCGCCGTCCCGGGCTTCGGCCATCTTGTCCCAACGATCACCGGCCACCTTACCGCCTTCGTCACGCATCCCGTCGAAGTCGATATCTTCCTTGTAAGCCCAGTCGGCGCGCTTCCCGTTCTTCAGCAGAAGGAAGTCCTTCCACCGGCCACCGATGACATACCAGTCCCACTTCTTGTTCGGGTTGGTGCGGCGGATAACGTCGATCACCACACCTTCTGCATCCAGCAGGCCGTAGCCATACTTGTGAGCGCCGGCAATATGCGGCTGCTCGCCATGCGGAACGAACTCCACACTGTCCCAGTATTTGCAGAACTCCTTGAACGTCTTCGACTGCTTGACCGGCACCTTGTCCTCGCGCCACCCATCCGGCGTGTAGTGGATCCTGGTGCTGTAGCCCTTACCGTCGCCCCAGTCCCTGGACGTGAAGCTGTAGCCCTTAGCGAAGCCAGTCCCACCCATGGACCCAATCGCCGCACGTTCCTCTGACGTCGGTTCGCGGTAGAAGCAGTTGTCGTAGGCATCGAGGGCCTCACCGGTCGCGTCGTTCACCATGACCGTGGACGTGTTTGTCTCGTAGCCCGACTTGAGTTCGTCCAGCTTCGAGATATTCTGGATGAAGTCGTCATCCTTCCCAGTGCACTCGAACTCATGGAACGGGGCCAGGTTGTGATCGACGTCGCCGACCACCATGACAGTGAAGTGACTCATTTCTTTCTCCTAGAAGGGCGGTTCTTCGCCAAGGTATGATGGCTTCCATCCCGCAGCGGGGATGGCCTCGCTGCGTGGCTTGTCGTCTTTGGGCAGAGGGCGGACACCGATCTGCTCCAGCAATAGGTCGAGGTGCGGCGGCGCCTCAGGGCTCAGAACGCCCACCACAGGAGCAGGCCCCAGATGATGACACCCAGCACAATGCTTGGGAGGATCCACCAGCCTTCGGGCAGTTTGGGATCACGGTCGTCCATCATGCCGCCTCCTTCTTCGTGCGTGCTTCAACCCGTTCCGCGAGGAACTTCATCGAAGCGCGGTCGAACCGGTTACCATCGTGGATGAGCCAGATGGCTGACGCAAGTTCACCTTGCGCCGCCAGGTCGATGACCATCTCCGCCGTCCGGTCAATCTCGCGCTCCTTCGAGCCGTAGCGCCCAACCGCCTTGTGGTCGTAAGGCGTGGTCACTGCATCGCCTCTTCAAGGCTAGAAACGACTTCGTCGAGGTTCCCGACAGCTTCCTCGAGAGCGCCCAGAGCCTGGTCCATCGCAGAGACGGCGGCTTCCATCGACTGCCCGCGTTCAGCCTGCTGAAGGCCTTCGGGAAGGTTGTCAAAGGATTCCTGCTCCTCATCGCGAGCGGTCTCGAGGTCGCCTGACAGCCCGTCGAGCTTGGACAGGGCTTCCTGGACCGAAGCCACGACGGCTCCAAGGGCTTTGCGGCGTTCGTTGTTCATGTCTGTCTCCTGTATGTTTGACATCTACTACGCTACTGATAGCATAACTGCCAGCAGATTGCAAGGGCAACATGCTGAAGGGCTTGCAGAATGCTGGCATCGGGGCTATGCTGCTGGGACTAGAACAGGAGACAGTAATGGAACTCAGGATCAACATGAACGGTGACTCAGCTGAAGAGCTCAGTAACCAGGCCATTGGCCTTCACGAGTCGCTCCAGGGCGTTCGCAAGGCGTTGCGTTCAGCTTGGCCGCATGGGCGCAACTATCAGACTTGCGAAGACCCGCGGGCTGCACTAAGGTCGGATCACATCAGGTTCGTCGTGGCCGTGAAGCACCTTGAAGCATTGGAGGAGTTGGGATTTGACCTTGCCGAGACGATCGTCGATCAAATTGAACGCAAAGGATCGCGTGATGCCGTCGTCGTTTGAACTCGCCGACAGGCGCACCATGGCTGACATCCGCCAGGCAGCTGACTGGTCGGCCTCAAACAAGCGTCACGCCTTCCTGCTGGTGCGTAGCGCCCATGACTGCGAGCGCATTTACAATCTGGCGAAGAACCACGCTGGTGACACCAAGGTCGAGATCAGCCGCGTCCGTCGGTGCATCAAGTTTGGTCAGGCAGAGATCTTCCTGCTGAACGCGATGGAGAACCCCGACCAACAGTTGGCCGGGCGTCGTGGCAAGCTCTTCATCGCGCATGATGCCTTCACCGATGGGGCCTCGCTTGCGGCAGCTATCTGGCGGAAGGCGGCTGTGTTCCTCGACGTGAGTGCCTCAAGATGAACCGCTTCCGCTTCTACGTTCCGGGCCAAGATGGCAGCCCGATCGGGTTCCCGCCGGAGGGGCCGTTCTGGATCACCGGCTACAGCGATACCCACGTAGTGGTTGTTGCCTATTCGCCCGACTTGGCAACATTGACACGTGAGGACAGATGGCCGGACGCAGAGAACATCGACGATGGTGGGCCTCAGCCCCTTTCGTTCTCGGGCCGGTTCCCGAAACCAGAGTGGTGGAAGGGTCTGGAATGAAAGTACTTGTCTGCGGTGGCCGTGATTACTCCGACTACGCACGCCTGCGCTCGATCTTGAACGAGCTGCACGAAGCCAAGTCGATCACGCGCGTCATCCACGGTGCGGCCAATGGGGCGGACATGCTCGCTGGTGTCTGGGCCTCTGCCCGCAACATTGCCTGCTCGACCTATCCGGCTGACTGGGGGCGGCATGGTCGGGCTGCTGGGGCGATCCGTAACTCCCAGATGCTCGCTGCCAGCCGTCCCGACTTGGTGGTGGCCTTCCCAGGCGGGCGCGGGACGGCAGATATGGTCGCGAAGGCCCGCGTGGCGAGGGTCCGCATCATCGTGGTTCCACAGGAGTAGCAGGGGCTACGCGAGCAGCCCCTGCAAGTTGGTGTCAGGAAGCGCCGAGTCACCCCGGCGCCGCCTTGCTCCGACGCTTACGCGTCAACCGGACCATCAGGCCCATGCTGCAACGCTTCGGCAATGAATGCCGCCAAGTGCGCCGCTTCTTCCACGTGGATCCGCCATTGCACCAGCCCGTTTTCGTCCCGGAAAGTGAACCAGTCCGCTTCACCAGCACCAATCCGAATCCGAAACTCATCGCCACCGGCATTGCAGAAGAGGAACTTCCGCGCAGGTGCGTCCAGAGCCGCCGTTTCTTCAAGGTCTTTAGCCTTCATGTCTGTCTCCTGTCTACGCAGCACCACCGCTGCACAGCTTTGATAGCATAAATGCTGGCAAACCGCAAGCCCTATCCTAGTCCCTTGCAAGGTGCTGGCGCGCACGCTATCTTTGCGATGACAAGCACTGGCGCTGGAGGCTTCAATGATACGTCGCGACCCAAAGACAGGAGAGCTCATGATGCCAATGCCTCCCGACAGCTTGGCTTCACGCGAAGTCGTGGTGATGTGGGCTGAGCTCTACGCGCCTTACCCATACATGTGGGGCGACCGTATCGCCTATGAGCAGGCGTGCATCTGGGTGACAGCACATTACCGCTGCACCCAGGCGGCAGCCATCATCGAGAACGAAGGCATCACGACAATCTCAGCCCAAGGCATGATCGTCCAACACCCCGCGGTGGCTACCGAACAACGTTACGCTGGGCAGTGCATGGTCGCGCTGGACAAGTTCATGGCGCGGTGCGAGCTCCTTGCACCACGGGACGGCAAGGACCACAAGCGGCCTTGGATGGGTGTCGAGGGTGCGTTCGTGGTCCCTGGGCTCATGGCACGCACGGTCAACGGTGACGAGAAGCCAGACAAGAAGAAGTCGAACGTCACCGTGATCCCCAAGGCGTCCCTCCTGCTCGGTGGTAAGGGAGTAGCCTGATGCTTGACAGCACACCAGTTGCGCCCAGCCGCGCCGACCTGGTGATTGCCTTCATCGAGGAATACCTCTTCATCCCTGAGGGCAAGGATGTTGGCAAGCCGGTCCGCCTCCGGCCATGGCAGAAGGATATCATCCGGCAAATCTATGAGGACGGTGTAACACTGGTCATCATCTCGATGGCCAGGAAGAACGCCAAGACGGCGTTGATCGCCATGCTCCTGGCGGCGCATATCTGTGGCCCCGTCGCCGTCCCCAACTCACAGCTGTATTCGGCGGCGCAGTCGCGTGACCAGGCATCGGTGGTATTCAACCTGCTACGTCGCATGATCCTCTTCAGCCCACAGCTGAACGACCTCTGCCGCATCGTCGTCTCCACCAAGCAGGTCATCTGCGAGCGCATGGGCACTGAATACCGCGCTCTGTCGGCTGATGCCACCACGGCTCACGGCTTGAGCCCCGTGTTCGTCGTCCATGACGAGCTGGGTCAGGTGGTCGGCCCGACCTCGCTGCTCTACGAGGCGTTGGAGACAGCGATGGGCGCCCAAGTGAACCCGTTGTCGCTTGTCATATCGACCCAGGCGCGCACCAACGAGGACCTCCTGTCTGTGTTGATCGACGATGCTGTCAAAGGCGTGGATCCAAGCGTCCGTTTGGTTCTGTACTCGTCCGATCCGGTTGACGACGACCCGTGGTCGGAGGAGACCTGGCGTAAGGCGAACCCCGCACTTGGTGACTTCCGCAGCCTAGATGACGTACGCCGCCTGTCGGCGAGGGCCAAGCGGATGCCGTCGCAGGAGCCGGGGTTCAGGAACCTCATACTTAACCAGCGGGTGGCAGCACACTCGTTGCTTTTCAGCCCGTCAGTATGGGGTCAAGGATCGAGGCCCATCGACAACAACCTATTCATGACCGAGCCGGTGTATGGTGGACTTGACCTGTCGTCACGTCAGGACCTCACCTGTCTCTGCCTCTGTGCCATCGACCCCATGAACGGCGAGCACCACTTCCGGCTTTACACTTGGACGCCTGGAATGACGCTGCGGGACCGCGAGGCTACCGACCGGCAACCATATAGCCTGTGGGTGAAGCAGGGACACATGACGGTGACAGCTGGGAACTCGATCGACTACGACGACGTCGCTGAATTCACCGCCAGCCTGACGCAGATCATGGACCTACGCGTCATCAACTTCGACCGGTGGCGCATCGACGTCATGAAGAAGGCGCTAGAGCGCGTGCCGCATGGCAGCGATGTCTACATGGAGCCATTCGGGCAGGGGTATGCGTCGATGAGCCCCGCGATCGACTCGCTGGAGACACTCGGGCTGAACGGAAAGCTCGTTCATGGTGACAATCCAGTGCTCACCATGTGCATGTCCAACGCCGTGGTAGTCGGTGACCCGTCGGGCAACCGGAAGTTTGACAAGTCCAAGTCCACGTCGCGCATCGACGGCGTGGTGGCGATGGTCATGGCATTGGCGGCGGCTCAGGTGGATGTCTCGGACAGCTTCGACGTGTCCGCGCTGATCGGTTAACGGTCAGCCAAGGACTTGAGCACATCGGGTGTGTTGAACAATCCCTGCCTCGCGTCCAGGTAAAGGTGGCCGTCGTGCGGACCGGTCTCAATCCAGGTGATGATGTCTGGCAGCCAGGTCCGCTCCAGCCCGAAGTGGTTGGCCCAGTCCAGGAGGCGCTTGAACTTCCGCAGGGACTCAGCCCCGCCGGTGCGGTCACGGACGATCGGACAGTCAGCCCCGCCGCCGGTGTCTACGCGCTTCATCGCCCAGGAGCGGCCGAACTTCTTGAACATGATGTGCGCGCGTCCTGTCGCCCCATGGCGTGGGTGGAACTCCAACATAGGGAGGTCACAGGTCATCGGGTGCGGGGCTTGGTGTATACCGCAGAAGCCAGTGGTTGGGCTTCGGTGTTGGCACGGGCTTAACTTGTCACGCCCCTTCTGCCAATCCGTCATGATGTAGACTTCCTTGCCGCCGGCGTCGAAGTCGATGAGCCGCTTCTCGGTCTCGTAAGGCTCTTCGCCTGGCAGCCAGTCCAACGTCCAGGACTTGCTACAGCAGGCCCCGCAGCCCGACGGGCAGTAGGCACGGTTGAAGACGCCGTCGCTCACGCAGAGCATGGTGACAGGCTGGAAGTCTGCACCCTTGTATTGGAACGGCACCCGTGTCACGGTGCTGAGCATCATCACGGCTTTGTCGATGGAGTCCAGGAATACCGACTGCCGGCCATTGACGACCTTACCGCTCTTGGTCACGTGTGACTTTGGTTGGATACGCATGGAGCCCTCCGCTGTTCGACAGCATGGTTGCAGGAAATGGGGCGTAGGGCAAGTAGCAAGGGCCGCCCGTCACCAGGCGGCCCAGAGTTGGTGTCACGACAACAGGTTGTCCACCATGACAGCCAGCCTGTTCATCTCCGACGTGACGGCACGAAGCTGGGCGCGGAGCCCTTCCTGCACCGACTGGCGGCGTTCCAGCGACTCTGCCACATAGGTCCCGTCAAGTGTGAACCAAGTGAGGTCCAGCGGGTTGATGTTGTTCGTCTCCAAGCTGGTGTAGAGCGCGGGATTGCGGAGCCCTTCCTGCCGCGCGTCGCGCATCGAGACATGTGCCACGAATCCGAACCGGAAGAACGTGCGGCGGGACTTGGAGTCGTAGTCCAGCCCGGAAACGCGCCCGATCAAGAATGCCTCGTTGTGCTCGTGTTCGTCAGTCGTGCCGTCGCTCGCATGGCGGTTACGGACCATGATGACATACTTGACATTGGCCGCGTTGGCACGATTCAAGCGCCACCAGCCGCTGCCGCCTTCGCGCTTGACATCCTCGAACGTCTTGCGTGTCAACACCGAGAGGGCAGAGCTGATGTGCGGCGGGAGGGTCGGCTCGTCGTAGTCGTCAAGCGGCGTCGTCCCGTCACCATTCGCCGCACCTTCGTCCGGCCGGTCAACGATCGTCCCTGCGCCGTAGTCAAAGCTGGAAAGCGATGCCTCGTAATGCCTCGCCAGGGCCGCAGCCGGAGCCGCCGTCATGGCAGAGAAGGCACCGACGAAGCCTTCGACTGATCCGTAGGCCTGAACGACATGCTCGCGCACTGTTGCCGCCATGAGGTTCCCGCGTTCAGCCCACTCGTGCTGGACAAACATCTCCAGCAACCCACCGAAGCAACGGTCCGCCACCTCAACGATGGCCGCCACGCCGGCGCTCACGTTATCTACTGCCGTCATATTCTTTCTCCTGTTCGAAGCACTTGGCCTCTTCGTCCGCGGCGACATTGCCACCCGATACTGATAGCATAAATGCTGGCAAACCGCAAGCGGAAAACAGGCTTGCGTGCGATGATGTTTGCCATTATGATGATTTCATGGCAGAGGACACCAAACCTTCCACACGGCGGCGCCCGCCGCAGCACATCCGCAAAGGCGGAACGGAGAAGGACGGAAAGTAACCCTGCGACGGGTCGCCGCTTTGGGCAAGCGGTGGTAATACCGGCATCACCCTAGGACACTGTTGATGCCAACCCCCACCACACGCCGCGCCTATTCCACGATGAGCATCAAGGCGCTGGACATTTCCGGCGACAAAGGCATCATCACCGGGATCGCGACGACCCCCAGCACCGACCGCTACGGCGAGATTGTTGAGCCGAAGGGTGCCGTGATGAAGCTGCCGCTGCCGCTTCTGTGGCAGCACGCGCACGACGACCCCATCGGTCAAGTCACCAAAGCAAAGATCACCGACGATGGCATCGAGATCGAGGCCGAGGTGATGCTTGGCTCCATCCAGCGCATCGACGCTTACTGGACGATGATCAAAGCTGGTCTCGTCCGTGGCTTGTCCATCGGGTTCCGTGTGCTGGACGACGGCATCCGGTTCGTCGATGACACGCTGGTGTTCACCAAGTGGGAGTGGCTTGAGCTTTCTGCCGTCACCATCCCTGCGAACGCAGACGCAACGATCAACGTCGTGAAGTCCTACGACGACCACCCATCAACGCAGTTGTCGGTAATCCGTGCAGCCGCCGCGACGGCCCCTGAACTGAAAGCCTTGGTGTCCAAGCCTGGACCAGCAGCGAGGCAGAAGTCGGTGGCCAAGACTACCCAGCCAAGACCGGCTGTCACCCCTCCGAACAACCCCAATCCAGGAGTACGGTCCATGAAGATCGGTGAACGGATCGAGGCAGCCGAGAAGCGCGCTTCCGAGATCAAGGACGAAATCTCGACCATCGTGAAAGCGGTCGAAGATGATGGGCGCTCGTTCCTGCCCGAAGAGACCGCGCAGATCGAGGCCCTCGAGGCTGAAGCTGCCGAGGTCGACAACAACCTCAAGACCTATCGCACCGCGGAGAAGGCGATGATGCGCCGTGCCGCAGCGGCAGAGGATACCAAAGGACGTGATGGCCGCGTCTACGCTGCCGCCAAGTCCGACAAGCCGTCCGACCTGATCGTGAAAGCCGCCTCGGTGGCCTTCGTTGCCAAGGTCAAGGGCATCAGCCAGGAACAGGCTGCGAAGCAGATGTACGCCAACGACCCGCGCATGGAAGTCATCGCCAAAGCCGCTGTTCCCCATGCTGACACGCTGACTGTCGGCTGGGCAGCTGAACTCGTCGAAACGGCCATCCGTGGCTTCATGGACGAGCTGGTTCCGCTTTCCGTCTGGGGCCGCTTGACCCAGCTGGGAACGACGCTGGTGTTCGACGGCTACGGTGGTGTGACCATCCCGGGATGGGACATTGGCGACACGCTTGCTGGTTCGTTCGTCCGTGAGGGCGCTCCGATCCCGGTGAAGCGCGGCACCTTCATGTCGCAGACGCTGACCCCGCACAAGATGGCGGTCATCAGCTCGTTCACCTCTGAGCTGGCTGAACGGTCCACGCCGTCCATCGAGGCGCTGATCCGCACCAAGATGCTGCGTGACACCGGCAAGGCCATCGACACCGCGGTCCTTGACGCCCTCCCGGGCGTCCCGGGTCTGCGTCCGCCGTCGCTGGTCAATGGTGTGGTTGGTATCCCGGCCTCGGGCACCACGTCCACGGACATCATTGCAGACTTCCGCAAGCTGTTCGACACGATCCACCCGGATGCCGGCAACAACCTGGTCCTGATGATGCACCCGCGTCGGGCGCAGGGTATCTCGCTTGCAGAGAATGCGGTCGGTGAGTTCATCTTCCGCGCGGAGATCGACGCTGGGCGCTTCTGGCGGGCAACCCTGGTGGTGTCGTCCAATGTGCCGGAAGACAAGATCGTTCTGATGGAGGCGTCCGACTTCGTGACCGCCGCCGGACAGCCGGTCTACGACGTGTCCAACCAGGCCACGCTGGTCATGCTGGACGACAACGGTGTCAACCCGACGATGAACATGGACCAGGCTACCGTCCGTGTTGACCAGGCTGCTGGTGTGGCAGGTGGCCCTGCTCGTGTCCAGTCGCTGTTCCAGCAGGACACGATCGGCATCCGGATGAAGATGTCGCTCAGCTGGGGCCTCATGCGCCAGGGCATGATCGGGATGATCACCGGCGCCGCCTACTGATACCTGTGTGCCCTGGCAGCGATGCTGGGGCACACTCCACACAGGAGGCACATTTGATTCTCAGCACGCACAACAGCACCCTCTGCGCCACTCGCCGTGGCTGGATTCGTGTTCCCAATGAGATGTTGGAGGACTTGGTGGCACAAGGCAAGGCACAGGTCATCAAGGGATCAGGAAAGATACAGCACGCAGGCAAGTTTCCCCCGCTGTCAGCTTCTGAGGCGACAGCGATCCGCAACATGGACTTCCGGGTGGCATCCTACAATAACCGTGCGATGGCAACCAAGGTTGGTGGGCCGGTCGAGCCGGTTCTGAAACCAGCGCCCGACCCGGAACCTGTCACCGAAGCGGTGAAGCCCGACACGAAACCGAAGGCGAAACCCAAGCCGCAGGAGGACTGACATCGTGGGCGCTCTGACGCGTGTCAGGAACTTCGCTGCAACCGTGGCCCGCAGCGTTGGCATTCGCGACCCAAAGCCACCACGTGACTGGTCGATTGGCTGGTGGCAGGAGGGGCGTGACATACCGCGCCACAACTCCGCCTGTGCCGCGGTGGAAGCCTGCGTGGCTGCCCATGTCCATACCGTCGCCCAGCTGTGGCCCGACCATTGGCGCTACACCGATGACGGCGGCCGTAAGCGCATCACTGACTCCAACCTGGCGCGCATCTTGCGACGCCCGAACAGCTACGAGACGCGCACCGACTTCATGGCACGTCTCGTCCGCAGCCTTCTGCTGGACGGCAACGTCTACGCGCTGGCTATTCGTGATGGACAAGCCATCAACGAGATGCACATCATGGACCCGCGGGTATCATACCCCGTGGTTGACCCTGAGACGCGTGACCTGTTCTACGTCTTGGCAGGGAACCCAGCTGTTGATGACATGAACCGCGCCTTCATGGTCCCGGCCCGCGATGTCATGCACATCCGCATCAACAACCTGCGGAACACGCTCAAAGGCGAGAGCCCGATCTACGCAGCGGCGGCAGCGGTAGCGGCCAACCAAGCCATCAGCAACGCACAGGCGACGTTCTTCACGAACATGTCGCGTCCATCAGGTGTGCTCACCACAGACCAGAAGTTGACCGGCCCACAGGTGGCTGAACTGCGCGATCGTTGGAACGACATGTCCGCCGGGTTGAACACCGGCCGCGTCCCGATCCTGACGGCTGGCCTCACCTGGGCCCCAATGTCGATCAGCAACCAGGACGCCCAGCTGGTCGATGCTTTCAAGATGACCGTGGTGGACATCGCCCGGGCGTTCAGCGTCCCATTGCCGCTGGTGAACTCGGCAGAAGGGTCGTCCTACGCAAACACCGAACAGCTGATGAGCTTCTGGTTGTCGTCCAGCCTCGGGTTCTACTTGGATCTCATCGAAACCGCGTTCGACCAGACCTTCCGCCTCGGGATGGACGACCACATGGAGTTGGACCCTGACTCGCTCCTGCGTGTGAACTTCAAGGAGCGCATTGAAGCCTTCGGTGATGCTGTTACCAAGGGGCTGTTCAGCCCGAACGAAGCCCGCCGACGTCTTGGCTATGGTGCGGTGGAGAACGGCGATGAGCCACGCGTCCAGCAGCAGATGGTCCCGTTGTCCTTCGGCGTGAACCAACCTGGCCCTGTGCCTGCTCCGGCTGTCGTCCCGGCCCTACCAGCCCCGGCTGACCCAGCCCCGGCTGACCCAGCCCCGCCGGAACCGCGCGGGTTCGACGAAAGCAATGTTGTGATGTTTCTCAAGCAGAAGAGGGCACGCAATGTTGCCTAAGGACATCGAGACGCTTCTCAACGGCATCAGCCAATTCCTAAACGATGAACTCGCGCTGAGGGACACCTCCTTGGCATCTCTGCGCGAGCGCGTTGATGCTGCGGTGAAGGTGGTCGAGGCCCAGAGCGAACTCCAGAACACAGTCCTTGCGACTGCCACATCGCTTGAACAGGTGACGAAGGACCTCTTTGCCACCCTGGAAGAAGAGCTCGCCAAAGAGCTTGAGGCCCATCGGGTCACGCTGGAGAACAACACCTTCAAGGCTGTGCTTACGCAGATGAGTGAAGTCAGCACCTTGATGGATCAGACGCGTAGCACCCAATCAGACACCACACAGATCCGGCAAGGACTGACGGCTTTCCAAGAGATGATGACCGTCAAGTTCGCTGAGCTCACCAGCAGCTTGGAGGACCGGGTTGAGCAGTTGAAGGGCAAGGACGGCACCGACGGCAAGGACGGTGAAGCAACACCGCTGGAAGTGCTGAAGGGCCTTGTGGACGAGGCCATCGCCGCCTCGAATATCAAAGAGACGATGGCCGCCTTCGTGGCCGAGTGGCCATCCAAGATGGTCAGCTGGGAGGAGCGCGTCAACAACCTGGTCCCGCCTTCTGCAGAAGAGGTGGCGACGAAGCTGTTGGCATCGGACGTCATCCAAGTCGTCCTGACGGAAGCCCAGGGCACCCTGGCGGCGGTTGAGCAACGTTTGGCTGAGGTGAAGGATGGCAAGGACGCGGAGCCCATATCCGATGATGCGATTCTGGCGGCGGTTGAGGCATCGGCTGTTCTAAAGGCGCTTGATGCGGCGATGACCGCGCAACGCGAAGAGCTTGCTAGTGCGCTGAAAGAACTGCGGGAAGGTCTTACCGCTACCCTACCCACGGTGGAGGATGTCACCGCGCTCGTTCGCTCTACATGCGAGCAGTCTGGCCTAGTCGAAGCCGTAGCGAAGGTGGACGCCGCGCACGCGACCGTCCTAGAGCTGGCTGTGACTGTTGAGAAGCGCCTGGCGGGAGTCAAAGATGGCGAGAAGGGTGACAAAGGCGACCGTGGTGAGTCCGGTGAGAAGGGCGACCGTGGTGGCCCTGGCGAGTCCATCAAAGGCGACGTAGGGGATCGCGGCGAGAAGGGCGACAAGGGCGACCGTGGTGAAGACGGCCTTGACCGCCCCGTCGCCACAGTTCTCGACTACCATGACGGCGAGTCCTACGAGCGCAACGCCCTGGTGTCCTACGCTGGGGCCTTGTGGCAAGTGCTGCGGACGACGAAGCAATCGCCTGACGCCTCACCGGCTTCTTACCGCGTGGTGGTGCCGCACTGCTACACTGACGTCAAGTTCTTGGACGATGGCCTTGGGCTTGTCATCACACAGCATGAGACCGGCAAGGAGCCAGTGGTTGAGCGGCGCTCGTTGGTCCAGTTGACTGGCGTCTACGATCGTGGGAGGTCTTACAGCCCCGGCGACATCTTCTGCGTTGGGCACAGCCTCCGCTTCGCCCTCAAGCACATTGAGCCCGGTGAGCCCTTCACCGACCAGAACCAGCGCCTGGTGCTTGATGCCCAGCGTGGCCCGAAGGGGACACCAGGCGTCCGTGGGCAGAAGGGTCGGTCTATCATTGGGGCAACCTTGGCAAATGGCGTGCTCATCCTCAAGTATGACGACGGTGGCGAGGACGCCATTAAAATCGAGGGTGCGCCGACGGACGAAGAGATGCTAGAAGAGATCAAGATGCTGCGGGAACAGATCGCAGTAATGGCGAAAGCGATGCGCGACCGCGGCATGATGCTATAACGGAGGGTGAGATGGCACCGACGAACGACACCACGGCCGAGAAGTCAACCGTTGACGGCCGCCTCATGAACCGGCCCCCGCTGCGGTTTGTCGATCTCAAGAGTGCGGTGGGGCTGCTCTACGACATCCAACTGGGACGCCTTGTCTCTGCAGAAGGCATCACGTCGTATGACATTGGTGTGCCCGACGAGGCCTTCCTGCGCCGGACGTTCATCGACGGCATGAGCCTCTATGACATGTTGAACGGTGGAGGCGGTCCAGGTCCGGGTCCGGGTCTTGATCCCCTGAAACCCGAGGACCTCCCATACGAGATCATCCCTGGGCTTTTGTCTGTCACCGCCTACGTTGGTGAATGGGCCGACGGTGTTGGTCCCGTCGTGATGTTTGGTGGCCTGGAGGTCGGTCCACACTTTCAGATCGAGGTCCTTGACGCGAACGGAAGTGTCGTCAGCACGTCGCTGTTGCTCGAGCCCCTGGATCAAGATTTTTGGCGGCTCGGTCGTGGATACTACGGGTTCCTATCCGAGGTTGGAGTTGCCCGTCGCATTCGCATCACGCACCTTCCAACAGGTTCGATTGGTGAGGCTGTCGTGATGATCCCTTTGACTCTTGGACCATACGACGCTTTTCCTACTTGGCCGCAGGATGTCTTCATCGTAGATTTGCGTGATGCGAGCTTGTTCCCGGCTGTAGGTATGCGGTTCTTGGCGAAGTCCTATGAGAGCATCGACGTTGGCGGCATCTTCGTTCCGCACATCCGTGTCATGGGTCAGGCAGCTGACATGTCTGGCGAGCGTTTTATCAACGCCGCAGGAGAGGATACCGGAGGTCTTGTTGATGGTCAAGACTTGGTCTCGACGCTTGGAACCATCGGACGCGGCCTCGTCTCGACGATAAGGAACGGAACCACCCAGAACTTCCTCGTTGAGTGGCCAGCTGGGATGGCAGACGGTGAAGTTCGGCCGGTGGTGGCGGAAGTCGTTGCCACCTACCCGTGGAACGCCATGAGCACTCACGCCCAAATCAACGATTGGGCCGAGGTGAACTTCGTCGCCTACGGACCGGACTGGAACGGAATGACACTAGCCCAGAAGCGCGCCTGGCTGGTGGGATACTTTGATGGCGCACGTCCTTGGGAAGCAGGAGAGTAAAGATGTCTGACAGTGGGGCCTTCAATTCTTCAGTGGACGGCCGCGTCATGAACAGGCCACCGAACCGATTCGTCGATTTGCGCAGCGCCGTGGGGCTGCTCTACGATGTTCAACTGGGGCGGCTGTTGTCTGGTGATGGCATTCCGGCCAACGAGATTGGTGTTCCGGATGACGACTTCCTGCGGCGCACCTTCCTTGACGGCATGAGCCTTTACGACGTGCTGAACGGTGGCGGCGGGCCTATCCCGGAATATGACGCCCGCAACCCAGCAGACCTACCGACCGGGCCGAGTTGGTTCAGGGTGAACGCCTACGAAAGGCCTGGAAGTCCTCCGGGAGTTGGCATCTCGGTGGATTACAACGCCAAGCCACCGGGCACAGCGGGTTCTTTCCGACTTTCGTCAACGCTTGGGCTGGATGTTCAGATGATTGGACCGCCCGGAATTGAGATGATACACATGGTCACCGGATTTGGCCCCGATGTAGCAACTGTTACCGAGATAGACACAGGGAAGGTTCTTGTTCGTTTCCTTCTCGACTTCCCGTCGGACATGGATGAAGGCGAGCGTCGTCCGGCTCAGGCTTAAGGAGTTCGTGATGGCGTTCGACCTGGACGAAGCAAGGCGCAGGCTCGGTATTGCAGACGGCGATACCAGCCAGGACGCTCTCATCACCTTGACGCTAGCCACAGCGTTGAGCGTGGCTGAAACCTACTGCAACAGGAAGTTCGCCTACGCGGCAGAAGAAGATCAGACCTTCCTGCGTCACAGCGGGCGGTCACTTCCGCTCTGGCGGTATCCGGTCGAGAAGGTCGATTGGCTGGAGCGCATCGCCGCCGGGATGGACAGCCAGACGGCCCCTGGAACATCGCTGCCGCAGACGACACGGTTCGACCTCGACCGACGCCTCGGTTACATCTTCCTGCTGGAGCAGGGATGGGAGGCAACGTATCGCATCCGCTACTCCGGTGGCTTCAAGGAACTGCCCTTCGACCTCGAGCTCGCACTTTGGGGAATCTTCACGGCGCTGTGGCCTACCATGAGCAGCACCATTGGAAGCGGCGCCACCGTCGGTTCCGGCGAGGTCGCGTCAATCTCCGTGCCTGACGTTGGCACCATCCGTTTCAACACCTCCAACGGCGATGTGTCGGGAGGCGTCGGTAGCGGAGCCGGTGGCATGTATGGCCCGTTCTACACCGTCCTTGACCAATACAAGAGGCTCCACGTCTGATGCTGAGCTCCTCACTCCACGCAAAGATGGCCGCCGGGTTCAACACCGCGATCGACTCGCTTGGTGTCCCCATGCTCTGGACGCAGGCGGCAGAAGGCGGGCAGTCTGCTTCCATCGTGGCTGGCTTCCGGGCCGTGGGTAAGGACGACGAGGTCATCATCAACAGCTATGGCATCGAGACCAAGGTCATCACAGTAAAGGTGGACTCGCTTCCCGTTCCGCCTCAGAAGTTCGACCGCTTCGTCGTGCAAGGTGAAACCTACGTGGCGCAGTCATCGCATCAGATTTATCTGAACGGTGTGCTGATCGGCCACAAATGCTACTGCAAGGGGCGGTAAATGAGCGCGCTTGGTGTCCGCAAGTTGAGCCGCGCCTGGGCACGCCAGGTATCGCCAGTTGACGCGCCGTTCTACGACACGGTGAACACGGAGACCAACCCGACGGACGACGTTTGGTGGACGATCGAGTTCTTCACGAGCACGCACAACGGTGAGACCTTCTGCCGCGGCGGCTACATCGAAGGTGGGCAGCTTGACCTAGTCTTCTGCGGTCGGGCAGGGATCGGAGACGAGGCTCTGCTCACTGCCGCTGAGGCGGTGGTGGCTGCCTTCACGCAGAAGATCGACCCAGACGCCAGGCTGGTCCTGGAAAATTATGAACCCATCGCAGAAGTGCTAGGCGGCGATGCGGATCTGTGGTATAGAATAGCTTGCACGGTCAACTACACTTGGCGAGCAACATGATGGCGAGCACCATCGCGCATAGGAGAAGCAACACATGAGCACCGCGCGTTCAACTCGGGGGACCAACTTCTGGATGAGCGTCGGTGGCGCTGTTCCCGTCCCACTTACCCCCATCGACGTGACCAAAGCCAAACCGGCGGAGATGGAGTTCGCCAGTGTGGCCAGCCTGAGGGTTGGCGACATCATCGCACTCGCAGCCGCCGCAACAGGGCTCCCTGAACTCGACGGCCGTGACTGGATCGTCGGCAGCATTGACGGTGTCAACAACACTGTCGAGCTCCTCGGCTCGGATACGGCGGCATCGCAAGGGACGTTCACCGCTGGGGCGGCCGGGACCACGACGGTCCTCAGTTCGTTCACGCAAGGCCAGATGGTCAACCTGTGCCCCGACCAGTTCACCACCAACCCGGGTGAAGCCGAGGTCATCGCGACCCCGACCTTCTGCGACCCGACTGCCTCGGTGCCTGGCGCCGGTGCAGCCGCAGGGACGGTGGAATTCCGTGGCTTCGTTGATGTCACTTCGCCGGAATATCCCGAGCTCATCAATGCGCGGGATGATGGCGAGGTGCGCACATTCCGCATCGCGCTCGCGCAGAACGGATACATGGTGTTCCGGGGCGTCGTCTCGACGCTGACCCTGGACATTCCGCTGAACGGCGCGACGGCCTGGAATGCGACGGTGGTGCTGAGCTCGGCTCCGCGCCATCTGTTCTGACGAGCTTCGCAGCCCACCACCTCCCGGGCTGCGAAGGTAACGGGGGCTGTGCTTGAGCTCGCCTGTGCGGTCCCCGTTCACACAAACAGGCGAGCATAAGGTGAGCACCATGTCAACTGAAGATACGATCGAGATCAACGGCGATACCTACACCGTCAGGGAACTGACAATGGAGGAGGGCCTTCCCTTGTTTGAGAAGAAGGAGAACGCCAAAAGCTTCAACGCGATGATCATCCGCGCCGCAACCCACAAGAACGGGAAGCAGATGGACGAGGATGAGCCTGTGACCTTCGGGGTCGCGATGAAGCTGATGCCGATCGTGTTCCGCATCAACGGATTGTCGGGAAACGCATGACGCCGCACCTCCGCTCCATGTATCACCTTGCAGAGCATCTCCATATGCCAGTGTCACAACTGAGCAAGGTCATGACTGTGAGCGAGTACATGGGGTGGCTGACCTTCTTTTCAGAGAAGGCTGTCAATCCGGAGGACCGTGGCAACGCAGTAGCAGCAGACGCACCTGACGAAGACATCCTCCAAGCCTTTGGGAGGATCATGTGACCCTGACGTTCAAGAATCCGACGAGCTCTGCACCCGGGATCGCGGCGACAGTCCAGATGATCCAGGACCACCACCTTCTGCGCGCCAAGCAGTTGCTGAGTCTCTACCAGCAGAAAGGGGCCTTCCCTGCTGACCCTGAGCAGTATGTCACCTTCGTCGGAAAGACCAAGAGGAACTTCGCCACCGTCCAGGCGAGGTTCCTCAAAGTGCCATCAACCATCAGCTTCATCCGCAAGGGCGAGAGCAAGTATCTGCTCGAAGCCTTGAAGATGTTCATCCAGTTGTTTAACGCTCGCGCGCCACGGGGGCAGAAGTCTAAGCCGCACCCGTTCAAGTATGCCAACAGCCTCGTCTACTACCTGAACGACAGCAACGCCGGGCCTGGCCTCCTGCTGAACAAGAACGACTACCTACTGACCGACTCGATCAAGATCATCAACGTGGCACCGCACGCGTCTACATTGGAATGGCGCATGGTTGCGCGGAGCATGTATAAGATTGCTGGTGAGATCAGGGCGCGGTTTGGCCTCAAGGTGTCCGTTCGCTACGACTACATCTCTTCGGACTCAGTGGGCTTCACCTACTTTGGCACGGAGCAAGGTGGCCCAGCTGGTGTTGCCGGTATCTACGCCCTGCCCGTCGTGTGGCTTGGCGTTGCCGGTGCCTTCACCTCCACGCTACGCACACCTGGTGCCAACGAACGTCAACGTCGTGGGCGTAAGGCCCGCCGTCGCAGGAGGATCTGATGGACCCCGCAATCCGCGAGATATACGAGATTGCCATTCAGACGACGGGCGGCGAGGAACTCCAGCGCGCCGCTGCCAACCTCAGGCTGGCGAACCGTGAACTCCAGAACACGAGGAAGGGCGCGGACGCCTTCAACACCGCTACGGCGTCCATTGGCAAAGGGACACGGAACACAGCCTTCCAGATCCAGAACATGGGCTACCAGGTTTCGGACTTCTTCGTCCAGATCAGCGGCGGCCAGAACGCAATGCGTGCCTTCAGCCAACAGCTGCCTCAGATACTGACCGGTTTCAGGGGCATGACCGCCGGGATGGCGCTTGGCATCGCTGGTATCTCGACCTTGGTTGCTGCCCTTCCTGCTTTGATAACGCTCTACGAAAGCTGGACCAATGCAACGATGTCTTCCAAGGATGCCTTGGAAGGGTTGAACACGGCCATCTCGCGACAGAAGGCTGCCGCAGAGATGGCGAACGACTTCCAGAAACTCACCGACGGGCTTGGTGCAGCTACGCTGGAAACACAGAAGCTCGCTGACCAGCAAGAGAGGCTCGCCAAGGTTCAAACAGCCTCTGCTGTTGAGGCGAGCATCAAGGCGGCCCGCGGCGACATTGAGGCCATCGCGAGGACGGACACAATTGGGTCCATCATTGCCACTATCACACCGCTTGGTGACTTTGCTGATACCTACGCCCAGACCGTCCTGCAAATTCAACTGTCAGAGTCGGCTTGGCTGACCACAACGGCGGAGAAGGCTCGTCAGGTTACTGCCGCCATGGCGGACTTTGAGAGCAAGATGGGCATCACATTCGCGACTGCCCAGAAGCTGGACAACAGCTTGGCACAACTCGAGGATGCCAAGGGGCTGCGGGCCCAATCTGACGCTGCCGAGAAGCTTCTGAACACGCTCATCGAGATGTCGTCCCAGACAGCCGATCCTGGTGCCGCGACCTTCGCCAAATCCGTCCTCGCGTCCGAGGACTACATTGCCAACCTGAATGAGATCATCAGGCTCGGTAACGCGTTCGGGCAGTCTGACCTCTTGGCGGGCTTGGCGGGAAGCGGTCAGGCATCCATTGACAAGCTGAAGGGGTCGTTCTCCGGCCTGCAGGAGACCTTCCGCCAGACCGCCTCTGACTACGCGGACATGCAAGAGCGCATCGCGTCTGGTGAGGTCGGTGCTCCAACAGATTCCGCTGCCGCTGCCTTGAAGCAAGGCATCGCGGACATGAGCGTTGAGCTCTTCAAAGCTTCGCCGCTCTTCGACAGGATCACCGCCCAAGCAGCCGCCACTGGCGAGCAGTTGCAGAAGTGGCAAGACGCCATCGCCAAGGCGAACATCGAGGCAGCACGCATCGCGGAGTCAGCAGAGCGCCAGACGCAGAGCTACCGTGACCGTGAAGAGCAATCCCGTGCCATCCTACAGAACCTGAACAACGAGCTTGGCCTTCTGCAAGCCCAGCAAGAGATCGAGCTCAGGAAGCTTCAGACCTCGGAAGCCTTCGTCAAAGCTACACGTGCCCAGCAGGACGCGATGCTCAAAGCAGCCAAGGCGGCGCAACAGAGCGAGATGGCACTGGCCCGCGTCAAGAAGAGCATCGAAGACAGCGGTCGTCTGGCAACAGCCTTGGCTGGAATTGCCGGTGGGCAGTTGGTTGGTGCATTCAACCAAGCCGCCGCGGCAGCTGGACGCATCTCCGGCGCGATCGGAGCCGCGATCAACGCGATGAGCCGATTGGCCTCGACCTCAGCTGGTATCGAGCTGGAGACAAAGCTCGCCAATGTTGAGAAGGCTGGCCTGGCGGCTGGCGAGTCCATGGAGAAGATCCGCGCCTCGCAGGCTGGCGTGCGGGCAGAGATGGAGATGGTGAACGCGCTCGCGCCGAAGCTGCCCAAGTGGATGGCCGATGCGGCGGGCAACATGGCGCGCCTGACCGTAGAGACCCAGACCTACAACTTGGAGCTCATCAAGACATCAAACGCCGCCGCCATCGCCGCGCGTGACGCCGCCGGTGGTGCGGGCGGTGGTGGTGGCATCTCCGACCAGGCAGAGAACATCAAGGCGGCGATGCAGGTCATCAACCAGGCGCTACAAGACAGCCTGACCCCGGCCGAAGAGGCTCGCCAGAAGCAACAGGAACTGGCGGCGGCGATGGAACTCGCTTCGCAAGCCGGCCTACTTTCTGCTGATCAGATCGAACGCCTTGGCCGCTACATGAGCGACCTGGCCTCCAACTCTGAAGAGGTCGTCAAACAGCTGAAGGACATCACCGAGTCTGGGCTGAACGAGATGTTTGACTCGCTGGTGGATGGTGCGAAGTCTGTCGAGCAGGCATTCGCTGATATGGTCGTGAGCATCCTGCGGGACATCGCGAAGATGCTACTGAGCCGCCAAGTCCAGAGCCTCATCAACCTCTTGAGCGGCAGCTTTGGTAGCATCGGTGGCCTCTTCAACACTCCCGTCGCCCCTAGCGTCGCCGCTTTCAACTCCATGCAGGCGGCGATGCCAAAGGCGGCGAACACTAACGCGGATGCCATCAACTCAGCCTTCTACGGTCGTGTCCGTGTGGTTCAGCCGCAGCAGTCGATAGGCGCAAATGGGTTGTCTGCAAGCCGCCAGTCGGAGAGCATCACAGTGAACGTGAACAACACGGTCTCCGACGTAGCAGAGGTGCGGGTGGAGGAGACCAATCAAGGCGGTGAAAAGCAGTTGGACATCTTCATCGAACGCAAGGTTCGCGAAGTGATCGGGCGCGGCTCCGTTGACCGCGTCATGGCACAAAGCTACGGTCTGAGAAGGAGGCCCGGCTGATGGTTGACTACGCAGCACGTCCAAGCACAGTGTCCGGTTGCTGGGGAACCTGGACAGAACAAGACCAGCCGGTGACGGTTCGGACGCAGATGGAGTCAGGCACACCCAAGGTGCGGCGCCGGTTCACAGGCGTCTACCGTCTGGCGCAAGTCAGCGTTGTGATGACAGCGGCGGAGCTCAGGGAGTTCATGAACTGGTTCCGTATCTTCTGCCAACAAGGCGTCCGGCCAACCAACATGTTTGAGCCGGATGGGCAGGAGTCAGTGTGGCGGTTTGTCGAAGCCCCTACCGTTGAGTGGGGCCAGCCTGGCTCTGACGTCGCCAAGGTATCCGTGAAGATCGAGAAGCTTCCAGGGTGGCAGGACCTCTGATGGCACTGGTTCCGGCAGTCAACCGCTCCACCACCGACGAAGCCTTCTTCGTCTTGCTCACCATTATGCCTGCTGATGGACAAGGCACAATCTTCGTGGTGAACAACCTGGAACCAATCACCAGCCGTGGCCAGGTGTTTGAGGCCTACCCGTTCGCCATCAGCTTGCCGCAGGACACTGGCGAATCCCAGCCTAGCGTCACCATTTCGATCGACGCGGTGGACCAGCGCATCATCGAAATCATGCGGGCGTTGCAGGAGCCGCCGACGGTGAAGATCGAGGTGGTCATGCTGAGCACGCTGGACGTCGTGGACAAGACCATCGACTTCCTCGAACTGACCAACGTCCAGTACAACGCTCTGACGGTGACCGGGACCTTGCGCCCCGTGAACTTCCTGTCCATGCCAGCCATCGACGCCATCTACAGCGGGGTGGAGTTTCCCGATCTGGTATGGAGGTGAACCGCTTCATTGGCATCCCCTACATCGACAAGGGGCGCACGTTTGCGGGCTGCGATTGCTGGGGGCTGGTTGACCTCTTCTACCGTGAGCAGCTCAGTATACAGCTACCAGACTACACCGCCGTCTACGCCGGCGCCGCTGATGTGTCTGGAAATGAGGTCCTGTTGATGGTTGGCAGGTCGGCTTGGAAGCCAGTTGACGAACCAGCAATTGGGGACCTTTTCCTATTCAGGATTTTGGGCTATGCTTGCCATGTCGGCATCGCGTTGGGTGATGGCGACTTCCTGCATGTCCTGCGTGGTAGGAATTCAACAGCCGAGCCGTTGGATTCGTTCACCTGGAGAAACGCCAAGGAAGGGGCCTACCGATGGACGGGGACCTGAGCACCTCAATCCCTAGCCTTCTGCAGGAGCCGCTGTATATCAGCGTCAAGCCTGGCCTCACCATTACTGAACTGCTGAAGGCCACGGGCGCTCCTGACTTCATTCTGACGCGAACCATCGTCACACTGAACGGCAGCGTGGTGAACGACTGGGACCACGTGATGACCATGGACGGCGACATGGTCGGCATCTTCGCGGTCCCGGCTGGTGGTAACGGCGGCGGCAAGGCTATACTATCCTCCATCGCGATGATTGCTATCTCCATCTTCGCACCCTACGTCGCAGCTGGGTTAACTGGGTTTGGGTTCAGCTCGGCTGGTGTCCTCGCAGCCAAGGCGGCAGGATCGCTTGGCTTCTACGCACTGACGGCTGGGATCACGCTGGTTGGCGCGATGCTGGTGTCAGCACTCATCCCACCTCCTGCATTGGCGAACGCAGGGTCGGACTCGAGGTCGCCGATTGCAGAAGGTCAGGTGTTCCGCATCACGGGGCAATCCAACGAGGCGAAGCTGTATGGCACCATACCGCGCATCTTCGGACGCCATCGCTTCTTCCCTTACCTTGCGGCGACGCCGCTGGTCGATAACGTTGGCAAGACCAGTCAGATCACCGCACTCTACGACTTTGGGATTGGTGACTTGAGTATCAGCGACGTCCGTGTTGGCAACGTCGGTATTGGTTTCCTGGATCCCAACATGCGGATCCTCGAGAACACAATGGGCAAGGACCTTGAGCTCGTCACCAAGTCGGTTGCTTACGACCAGTTCAGCTTCCAGCTGGAGCAGAACGTCCCACTTGTTCTCCAGACCAAAGCTGGGTCGAGTCGTGCAACGCTGGACCTTTACTTCCCGCAAGGCCTGGTGTCGTTTGACCGCAACGGAGACCGCAGCCTGCACTCAGTCGGATTTGTCGTTGAGTGGCGTGAACAGGGCTCAACTGATGCTTGGGTAACTGTCCCTTCTGCGGACTTCGTAGGGGCGAAGACTGACCCGCAAGCCTGGATCTTCACCTCGAAGTTTGAAGGCAGCCTGACGGAGCCGCCTAAGTTCGCCTGGTATGAGTTCAGCTATCCGCGTGATGAAGAGACCTACTACGGCTTCCAGGTGATTGAGACTGTGAACGGGGTCACACGTGTCATCGCTGAGGCACGGCGGCGCGGCAGCGAGATACTCCAAAACTCAATCACCGTGAATGGTCGTCCTTACCGCCGCGGTGTCGCGCGTGAGTCAGGGCAGCCGGGCTGGAGCGGCGTGCGTGGACTGAGTGCCGTCCTGAGCGAGCTCCTTGTTCCTTCTGCTCCACCTGGCAGAAGTGTTATCGTTTCGGAGTCCACAGGGCAGCCGTTCACAGTGAGTGTCAGGATGAACTTCCCTGCCCCTGCTGTATACGAAGTCCGCACCACACGCACGACGCCCGTCAACATCGGTGAGACTTCCTCCAACTCACTACGCGACCAAGCCTACGCTGTGCTGCTGAAGTCTCACCGGGCAGGCAAGGTGCTGAATCTGAAACGCCCGCACTCCATGATTGAGCTCTCCTTCGTCGCCAACGACAAGGTGAACGGAGTTGTTGACAACCTGAATGCCATCGCGTGGTCCCGGCTGCGGTCGTGCACGGCTTCCGGCTGGGGGCCGATACGTGAATCGTGCAATCCGGCACACATTGCCTTGGAGATACTCACCGGCAAAGCATCGCGTAAGCCTCTGCTCGACAGCCAGATCGACTTTCCGTCCTTCTACCGCCTGGCGCAGAAATGTGACCAGATCATCACCCAAGTAGTCGGCGGTGTCACCTTCACCTCTGCCCGGTTTGAGTGGAACGGGGTGATCGAGTCGAACATGACCACGCAGGAGGCTGTTTCGACGGTCCTTGGTGTTGCACGGGCCCAGCTGACGTTCACCGCATCAGGCAAGGTCGGTGTGCTGATCGACGAAGAGAAGACCCAGCGTCGCCAGATGATCACACCGGCCAACAGCTGGAACTTTGAAGGTGTGAGGACCTTCACCCCGTTGCCTGATGCTTTCCGCGTCTCCTTCCTGGACGAGGGCAATGACTGGCAGCCTACCGAGGTAATGGTTTATCGCGATGGCTTCTCGGAACTGACGGCAGAGAGTATCGAAGACCTGCGGACCTACGGCATCACGTCCTTCCCCGAAGCCTTCCGCTACGGCCGCTACATGATGGCGCAAGGCATCATGCGGAACGAGATCTTCCATGTGAACATGGACGTCGAGAACCTCGCTGTGCAGCGTGGCGACCTCGTGGCGGTCCAGCATGACATTCCGCGGTTCGGCGGCATGGCTTTCCGCATCCAGGAAGTGAACGGCGATGAGATTGTGCTCGACCGACCGATTGAGCTCTACGCTGGGCGCTACACGGTCCGCACATCGCTTGGGACGATCCGGCAAGGGGCTATCGTCAGGCAGGTCGATGCCTACACCTTTGCCCTGGATGACACATCCAACCTCGCGCCTGACGATCTGATCGCCCTTGGGACCGGTGCGTCTGTGACCCGTGACTACATTGTGCAGGCGATTGAGCCAGATGTTGAACTCGCTGCACGCCTGACACTGGCCCCCTACGTTCCAGGTGTTTATACAGCTGACACCGGACCGCTTCCGCCGTGGGACCCAGGTTTCGGCGAGCAGCTTGGCGGTGCCACTGACCTGTCAGTGGACGTAACCGAGGTGACAAGTAGCTGGGTCTACATCAACCGCATACCGCACCTTCGCATCACAGTCAGGTGGGACATCTCGAATGTTGGTGTCTACAACAGCTCTACGCTACAGGTCCGCATCTTGGATGACCTCGAGCGCACTGTCACCACCAGCCAGGCGGTCACAGGCCAATACACTTATGACGTCCCATACAACACTCCGCAGTACTTCAACACCCCTGTCGTCTACACGGTGACGCCGTTGAGTGTCCTCGGGATCACAGGCGCTGGTGACAGCATTCAGACGACCTTCGCCGCCTACGCTGGAAGGCCTCTGCCGCCGCGCAATGTCCTCCTGGATGTGCGCTCGCAGGAGGTTACGATGTTCTGGGATCTGCCGGACAGCCCTGACGTCGTCAGGTATGTGATCCGCTACACACCAGAGATACTGGCTCCTGATTGGCTGTCCTCGCAGCACTTGGCACGGCTGCCTTGGGACGCCACCAAGTTCTCCACAGGGGCGCGGACCGGCACCTACATGATCTTGTCCGAGGACGTGGCAGGGAATGTAAGCGATGTTGTGACGGTCCGCACCACCGTGGAGAAGCTTCCAGATGTGAACGTCGTCGAAGAGGTCCTCGAGTCTCTGACTTGGCCGGGCGATATCTTCAACATGACTCGCGGCTACGCCCCGCCAACTGTTGGCATCAGTATCCGCAGGGTATCCGGTCAGCTGGTCCCGGTTACTCTGCCGCCTGGCGTTACGCTGCCCACCGTTCGGCTCCTAGACGGATCCAGCGTAGTGGTGGGTGGCGGGTTCGGCGTCAGCAGCGAATACCTCGTGTCGGATGTTGTAGGCGGACCGTCAAGCAATGACCTCGCCGTCTACGTGTTTGAGGAGGTGGTGGATGTTGGTGACGTCTACGAGATCCGCATCTCCAATCTGATGAAGTTTGGGGCGATCGACACGGACAACAACGAGTTCATCGCAGACAAGGACGATGCCTGGAATGCCTGGCTGGAATACCGCGCCATCACCGAGGTGTCGATGATCAGCACCTGGCCCAGCTTATCGGAGTTGGGCGACATGAGCCTTGGGCTTTCACCATGGGGTCCATGGCGCAAGGTCAACGTTGGCGATGCCACCGGGCGTGCATTCCAATTCCGCGCCGTTGCACAGGCGTTCCAGAAGGGCATCCAAGTGGTGTTCTTCGAGGGGCATCTGGTGATTGACATGCCCGACCGGCAATGGCGTTCCAATGACATTGAGGTTCCTGCAGAGGGTGGTGTAGAAGTTTTGTTCGACCCACCGTTCCGTGCTAAGCCAATCCTAGCGGTGAACATCGAAGGGTCTACAACGGCTGTGCGCTACGTGGCAGAGGATCATGACAACCTCAAGGTGAGGATACGGCTCTACGACGGGGAAAACCAAGAAGTGTCCGGGCGCATTGATGTCGCGGCGCTGGGCTATGGCAGACAAAGGAGCGTGGCAATCTGATGACCCAAGTCCAACCAGGCGACTGGCCCATCAACCCGACGTCTACTGACGGAAACGAGCTCGCGGAGATCTTGAACCGGCTCTTTGGTGCTGTCAGTAGCGGCAGCCTTGGGACTGGGAGACCGCCTGGTGCTGCGGCAGGCATGGTTTGGACACGCGAGCGCCCGGACGGCGGCAAGGAAGTGCTCCTGTTCGACGGAACCGTTGACAGGCTCCTGTTCACCTTGACCAGCGCCGGCGTCGTCGCCCCCGCAAACGCGGTATCGCCACAGGCGTTCAACGATGCCATCACCGCGTTGCAAGCTGCGGTGGCGGCAGTCCCTGTAATACCTTCCGGGGTCATCGTGCAGTGGTCGGGTTCCATCCTTGCCATCCCAGACGGCTGGAGCCTCTGCAACGGGGCCAACGGGACGCCAGACCTGCGCGACAAGTTTGTGATCGGTGCCGGCGGCAAGTATCCCGTCGCCAACCAGGGTGGCAGGGAGTCATTTTCGGAGGTCATACAACACACGCACGGTGTGGGGACACTGAACATTGGCGTTGGCGGGCGGCACAACCACGGTGTGAACGACCCAGGACACACGCACTCTTTCAACGAGACCGGCATCGACCGCGGCGACCCTTACGACTTTGAGACGGGCCGCCGGACTGGTGTGAACCCATCGGTGGTTCCGCGGACGACCGGTGCGCGTGCTACCGGCATCACGCTGGTCGATGCCCCAGACCACGGCCACGCAATCACCGGTCAGGCAGCACAAGCTGGGACGGTCGCGAGCATCAACATCTTGCCCCCATACTACGCAATGGCATTCATCATGAAACTCTAGCCCACGGAGCCAAGTGGGTTTAGCATGGCGTCAACAGCGCCAGGAAAGACGAGGTCACCGTGTCGCAGTTACTTTTCCTCGACGGGACACAGATGGCAGAATCGTTGGTTGCAACCGACGAAGATGGCCGCGTCACCGTCCCTGCCGCTGCACAGACTCCCGTCGATGATGGCGAGCTGGCATCGAAACTCTACGTGGACAAGTCCGTATCGACAGGTGGTGGGCAGAAGCTGTCATTGTCGGGTGGCACGCTCACCGGGTTCTTGAACCTCCACGCCGACCCTACTGCCCCGTCCCATGCTGCCACGAAGGGTTACGTTGACGACGTTGATGCGTACATCCGTGACGACTTCAGCGCCGCAGACGCAGCCCTGCAAGCCGCCATCAACGCAAGGCTACCGCTTGCTGGTGGCACGCTCACGGGGTTCCTGCTCCTCCATGCCGCCCCGACGGCGCTACTCCATGCCGCCACCAAGGGCTATGTGGACAGCATCGACGCCGCTATCCGAACCGCGTTCGCTGCCGCAGATGCTGCGTTGCAGACGAGCATCAACGCCAAGCTGCCTTTGGCCGGTGGCACGCTCACAGGGTTCCTAACGCTGCACGCAAAGCCGACTGCGGCGCTTCATGCTGCGAGCAAAGGGTATGTCGATGATGCACTTGCTGCACTCCCACCCGGAAGCGGTGTGATCATCAGTGCTGCCGCCCCTGCCAACCCGGTGCCGGGCCAGCTTTGGTATCGCACGGTCGCTCCGGTCGGACTGTTCGTGTGGTTCAATGATGGCGACAGTAGCCAGTGGGTGCAGACAGCAGGCGGCAGTGTCGGCCTGTCCGGTGAGCAGGCTGTCAACACGGCTGGGTTGACACAAGCTGTCTTCGATCAGGTGCCGGAAGAAGCGACTAGCTTGACCTTCTCGTTCTCGAACGTGACATTCAGCGGTGGCAACGCGCTGTTCGACTTCTTTGGTGCAACAGGGCAGGCGCATGGAACAGTCCGGCAGATCAACGCCGCAGCATATGGAGCGCCGACGGCGTTGAACGCCGCAGAGATCGAACTCGACAACATTGGCGGGACTGGTGGTATCATGGGCACCTATTTCCTTGAGCGCATTCAGGTATCCGGCAACCGGGTATGGAGCATGACGGGTTCGCATCGTCGAGGCAACTCGCTCATCACACACGCGGGTCGCCTGATCCTGAACCAGACTGGATGGGCACCGCCGCGTTTCCGGGTGTCCGCAGGCACGTTCGCGTCGAACCCTATCGTCTGCCGGTGGCGCACCTGACGTGGCTCTTAACTTCCCTTCCAGCCCCATCGTCGGGCAGGTCTTCTCTGCCGAAGGCGCGGACTTCGTGTGGTCTGGTGCCGTCTGGGTGCCGCTCGACGGGTCAAACTTCCCTTACGCCACACAGGCCGAGGCATTGGCAGGGACACGCACGGATCGGGCCATGTCGCCGCTGACGACGCAGCAGGCCATCGCTGCACGCAACTTCCAGCCAAGCGAAGGCTACGGCGTTCCGGTGGATGTCGCTGCACAACGCACCGTGGCAACGAACTTTCGGAACAACACCGGGCGTAACATGTTCTGGGCGGTGGATATCAACAACGACGTAAGCGGCATCATGCGTATCGGCCCGACTGGAACTCTCGCGGATTTCGACATTGCGAGGCTACTCGGTGCATCTGGCCGGATTAACAGGGGTGGCTTGCTCGTCGTCCCTGATACGTGGTTCTACCGACTGGACGGCGCGGGCATAACACTCGCAGCTTGGTGGGAGTGGTAGCATGGCGCTGAACTTCCCGAACAATCCAGTCGTCAATCAGGTCTTCCAGAGCGAGGGCATGACCTTTGTCTGGACCGGCGCGGTCTGGCGCGTCATCGACACCTTCCCGTGGGCGTCGGCTGGCGGGGCAAGTGGAGTTATGACGCCAGCGGCGACCAGAGCGGCCTTGGACGCCGTGCCAGCTAGTCGAGTTTGGGGGCTAGGCGTGCCGCAAACTTTTGCTCGCGCGGCAGGCGTCAACTACCAGTGGACCGGAAGCCGTCCGTTGCTCATTGCCATCACCTTCTGGGATCGTGACGCCGTGTCGCGTGCCGAACTCCGCACAGGCCCGACGAACGTGGTCCCACCGGACATCAACCTTGGCAGGATCGAAGCTCTGCGCGGGAACGAGAACTCGATCATCGGCGTCATTCCGGCAGGCTGGTGGTATCGTCTGCATGTCATCGCGAACCGCGTCAGCGCAACGCAATGGTGGGAGTGGAGGAACGCACCATGAGCCTCAACTTCCCTGCCAGCCCTGCACCCGGACAGGTATTCACCGCCGAGGGTCGCAGCTTTGCGTGGAACGGCGCTGTCTGGCTGATGCAACCGACAGTGATCCCGTGGGCCACCAATGCAGAGGCGCTTGAGGGAACGCGGGCGGACCGCGCCATGTCTCCGGCCCTGACGAGGTTGAGGACGGATGCCATACAGACGGGCGGTACGGAGAACCCGCTCTCGGGAACGCCTGTAGATGTGCTCGCGCAGCGGGCGGTGAGCATCGCTTACCAGAACCCTTTCGACCGTCCGATGGTTCTGAGCGTGTGGGCTGAGGCGCAGATTGTCATCAACATCGGTGCAACGGCAGGCACTCTTGCCCGCTTTCTCCAGTCGCAGAGGATGCAGGCTGCGGCGGCGTCGGCGACCTATGTCTTTGGCCTGATCCCACCGCGATGGTGGTATAGTGTCGGCGGCGGAAGCCTCTTTGGTTGGGTGGAGTATCGTTGATGGACAAGCAGAACGCAGCATGGTTCCTGATGACGCTGATGCTCCTCCTGAGTGTCCTGATGATCTTCCACCTCGTGACCCTGTGGGTCGGGGTGGCGGTCTGCCGCGACTATTCCGCCGCCCTCTTGCAGCGGGTCATGTCGGACCCGACCTACCGCATCGCGGAGGCATCAACCTCCTGCGCCCGTCTTGAGGTGACCCTCTCGGAAGCTGTTGACAAATATCTGTCGGTGATCCTCTCACTCATCGGCGGAGCCGCTATCTCCGGCGGAGTTGCCGCCACCAGCAAAAAGGATGATGAGCCATGACTGACACCCTTCTGCAGAACCTCGCCGCATGGGCCGAAGGCGAGGGCTTCATCCCGTCCAAGGACTACACCGCCCCGATCAGCGAGGGCGACGAGCCGGAGGCGGTCACACCGACACCACCGCCTGCACTCGCACCCGGCCAACTCTCGCCCAACTTCTCCGAGCGGGAGTTCTTCTGCCGGCACTGCAACACCCTGCCACCTGGCGGCATGAACCCCCGCCTCATCGAAGTCCTCCAGCGCATCCGCGACCACTACGGCGTGCCAGTGACGATCAACTCGGGCTACCGCTGCCCTGTACACAACGCCAACGTGGGAGGTGCGCGGAACTCCCAGCACCTCCTGGGCACGGCGGCCGACTTCACGGTGCGCGGGATCAGCCCGGCGCAGGTCTTCCGCGACATCGACCCGCTATGGTCGGGTGGCCTCGGCCGCTACAACAGCTTCACGCACATCGACGTCCGCGCCACCCGGACCCGGTGGTGACAGCCGTCAAGCGAATCCAGCAGCCTTCAACAGTTGCTGGATCGCCGCGCGCTCGCGGAGGAAACGAGACTTGGTGATGACGACGTAAGCATCATCCTCGTCCTCGCCCAACGTCTTGTAGAGCGACGCTGACATGATGGCTGCGATGACCTCCTGCGGAACGGTGTGAAGCGGCGCGGCGGGCTTGGCCGGCTTCGGGACGACCGGGGACGTCTCACGCGGTGGTGCGACTTCCAGGACATGGAAGCCCATCGACTTCAGGAAGCCTGACACCTCTGCTCGTGTGAGGTGGTGACGGTTGCAGAGAGTTTGCACCATCTCTGGTGCCACCGCACCCTGGTAGTATGACATCTCACGCGCCATCGCCTTTCGTTTGGTGATGGTGATACCCTTCTTCTCAGCTTCCATGCTGTCTCCTGTTGTCAGCCTAGCCCACCTTGTATGATGAACCGTTGTGTTTCTCCGTCGAACAACCATCCTTCTGGCGGTATTGCCATCATCTGCGGGTCGAGCGGCTCTAACTTGATCTGCTCCTTCATGT